GGCCGTCCAGTACAGATAGTGTGGGTGGACTTTTACCCCACAGACACCGGTTTACAAACCCGGCGCATCTGGCTAGTGCGGCAAAAGCCAGCAGCGCGCCCGAAGGCAGCAACCTGCTGGCAATTCCGTTTTGTGTGTGTCGTTTGAAGACAGGTCTCAACAATCCACGATCGGCTGTGAGCCCAAGGTTGCCACCTTACTGCATCAGCGGCGTGCCCGGGTTGACAGCGGGGGCTGTATTGTTTTTGTTAAGTGCCGGGCTAAACCCGAGTCACTCGCGAGCGATAAAACGCACCAGGTAACCACCCAATGCGCCACCTCCCGGTTGCCCGGGGCTGACTCGCAATACAAATGGAGGAAGGAAAGGACGGCGCACGACAACACCATCAGGTCACAAATTTTGAACAAGATTGAAGAGCACCGACCAAAGGCCGGTTCACAAGCGCGACATGAGCTGGCTCAAAGTCGCATAAAGTGCGGCATTACCTGGATTCACACTTGAAGCCAAGGCAGCCAGAGGGACAGCATGGGCTTTGCCGAAGCGCGCAGCCGCGCCAATGCCTGAACGGATAAAGCGATAGATGTCCGCAGCATGTAGCGGATTCTCGTAAAACCACTCAGGATTGGAATTAATAAGAGCGCGGGCCGCGATCAAATCGGTATACCCCATATTGCAGACTCCCTTTGCATAACGGGAACTGTCACTCTTGAATTCGAGCATCATGTCAACGGATACCGTATACATATTGCTCATAGTACTGACGTTCGGACAACTGATCTGTATAAAATGATAATAATCATCAGTGTCCAGGTGAAAGACGGGATAACCCGAGGCGGTTGCGGAGCGGAAATTTTGCTGGTAGTCGCTGAACTCTTTGAATGTGTAGACCCCATGCTCAGCGACCCCATTGTACTTCTCCGCACACCTGCCTAGTGTCTCCGGAGCCAGGTTGGCAAAGTCTGAAACGGTGCGGACACGTGCCGCAACGACACTGCCTTGCTTGTTGATCGAGGCTGTGGTGTTGGACATAAGCAGTGATGCCGCGTTGACACGGAAGTCGCGAACCAACTGCTCGTCTCCGCCCGTTCTGGGGTCAATGTCGGAAGAAGTGACATGAATCCAACCAACCGGGTTGCCGGTCTCCAGCACAACACTTGTAAATTGAATCAATGCAGTCGGATTCGAAGTTGTGATGGAGGAGATGTAAAAGGCATAATAGCCTGCTTCTCCAGGTGTTGAAATCACCGAGGAGGGTGCAGTGGTACCACTGCTGAACGGGACAGGGTATGAACTGACATAGACTGGTTCCGAATTTCCATCCGAGAACCTGTACGTGTCAACGGTCACCACGCCAACGGCAGTAGGATCGTCGACAATACCGGTCAGTACAGCAACTGTGTCACCCACGTTCATGAAGATGTAACCGACACCATTAGCCACCCCGATGTTCTTGCAAGAACCCGTAGGGGTGGAGGTGGCCGCAACGAGGCCTGTGACGGGCCAGTAGCTCCCAGCCTCTGAGCCAACGGTCCAGACCTCAATTGCAACGCCCGTGACTGAGGCGAATTGGAAAATTTGGCCACCTGGAACGTAGTTGCCCCAATAGGTGAACAACCTGCCTGGCTGACCGAAGAAGGCGACAACAAGGTCACCTGTGTTCCAGCTTGGGGCAGGGGTACCAGTAGGGCTACTGAGAGTGAGCACCTGCTTGATATTGCAAACAGAGGTGCGAGGAGCATCAACAGTTGGAAAACGAAGAGCTGAAGTGCTCCCTGGCAAGCCCATAGCAGTCGCGAGTACATTCGCACTCCCAGTCTGACCAATACCCTTATACACCGAACGCACAATGCGGTTGGTGCGGGATCTTTCCTGGTCAGCAGGAGCGGACTGTCGCTGGCGATTCTTCCGCCTGGGCTTAGTCTTCTTCTTATCAGCCTGGGTAGGCTTCTTGTCTTGCGGTTTGTTGGTCATGAGGGCCGATGAAAAGCATTCTCTGAGAGCTTTCGCCCGAGCCAAAGGCGCATCAGTTCTTTTTACGTTTCCAACGTAAACCGCGAAATGGAAGATAATGAGAGGGTAGGGAAGGAAGGGTTAGCGTACGAAAACCAACACTCCCGCGAAGCGCGAAGCACTGATGGACACGGATTAAAGCAGGTGCGCACCCGAAGGCAGCGTCCACCGGCTATACCGATTTCACCCATCAATTGTCGTCATGGAGTACCATCTCCCGAAGGACGAAATGGTCCAGTACGACAGGCAAGCGCTTGACGGCCCGGATGGCCCTGACACAGTCGTAGACATCGTTCACGCCGAAGCGATTCCCGTAGGCAGCGCAGACAGTGGCCACAGTGTCCGCGTCCCAATGGGGCGTGTCTTTTAAGGTTTGCTTCCATGGTTTGTGCGGGTCTTCTTGAACTGCCGTACTCTTCGTACCCTGCAGTAGCTCGCACACCTTCTCGGCCATGTCAGATAAAATTGGGACATGGGCATAGCTGGCCCTCTCAAACTTTGCTATCCCATGCAACCAAGCGTAGGGGTCTGAGGTCGTGTCTCGCATGCAGTGATGCTTGAACAGCCTCCGTCCGAGTGTCGGTCCCCAATACCAGACACCGTTTGCCCTGTAAGGACGCATGCCGAGGTACACGATTTCCTCGGTGTTGTCTGTCCAGAAGCAACTTCCGACCTTGAACCCAAACTCAGCAATAGCGGCCTTCCACCGCTCCAAGCCCTCCTCCCAAGTTCCGGTTGGGAAGTGGTTCGGTACGCTGGCGACAGAGTCGTCGCCCACCACACTGAGGGTGAGCGCCTTCATGGCAGCCAGCACGTCCTGACGCGTGAGTTGGGTCACACGCTTCCTCGCCACAGCAGCGGCGTACGCCAGGATCATCGACACTCCGTTGAGTATCGCGTTTGCGAGTGCGGTATCGTCACGACCGCTAGCGTTTACAGGCTTGTGAGCCTTGTATCGCCAATTTCCACACCGGCCATTTGGCACTTGCCAGTGTTTCATCACCCTCCAGAAATCCGGGCAATTCACCACTCTGCGATACCAGTGGTGACAGTAAGCCCACGACTCCTTAGAATGGGTGCAGTCGAACATCGAGAGATCCATACAAACCTTCCGCTTGCCATCAGCTGCAATCCTTTGCAACCACTGATGGAGGTACTCAGGCTTGGTACTCCCGTAGAAGACTGGTCCGCCAATTCCCCATACTCGCTTAAGGGAATGGATCATCGGACGAAGTTTTGGGCCCGCTACGCAGTGCGTCCACTCCATGGGTGCCTGGATGGTACGCGGGGCCTGAACTTCAAGAGGTACGAGCTCGGCTGGCGGATCGCCCAGCTTACCGCTATCAAGTACCATCTCACCTTTTACAAAGGATTTGAAACGGTGCCCTACGGGGCAACCGACCGTCATGACCTCTTGCATGATCGGCGTGAGGATTTTCCTCCTCCTGCTCGGGAAACCCATGAGCCACTCTTCGGGTGACTCCTCCTCCCAATCGAGCAGGAAACCAGGTAGAACTAGATCGTCAAATGTCGCGGCGTGTTCCCACGCTCCAACGAGTGGCTCGTTTTCAACGACCCTAAAGACCCTGGCCACAAGCGATTTCAACGTGCCGGCGGGCCCTTGATCCAAACCAACGGGCATACAGCCCGAGATAAGGAAACCGACAGCCCTTATACAGGGCTTGGGTTCGTGGCCCAACTCATCGCACAAGTCGAGAACGCTCTTTTCCTGACAATAGCTTCAGGGAAGCCGGACCCCCGACCAATTCGTGCCATCGTCCTGTTTCGCTATGGCCTTACGAAAGGTGGGGTCACTCTTGATTGCCTTCAACCTTGGGTTGATCGTGAGTATGGTCACGATGCCTGGATAACCCGGCGGGGTCGTCAGGCGCATCCGGATCTGGTAGCCAAGGACCGTGCAGTAGCCAAATGTGCACTCTGCACACAGGCGTTTCTCCCAACGGAACTTTGCCAATTGTGGCCGGCCGCAGCTTCGACAGCACTTATCGACCGTGGGACGTTGGATGTCCCATTCCAGATTGTTGCCCTTCCCATGGGTCAACATGATTCTCCGTGACTTCTCTGCCATCTGTCTGATGGCATGCGCGGTTTCCTCCGCGCTCCTCACGAGCTCAGGGGATGGGGCGGTTGGCATGGCGAGGTTGTACATGGCCTGTTGTTCAAGTGGGGCGCCAGCTCGTAGCATGGCTAACATGATCTTACGCTGGATCTCATCCCCGCCGTTGACCGTGTTATTCACCGGGCAGTCAACATGGTGCACCTGCACCTCGTTGTTCATCCGGTAACCCACACCTCTTCTCAAGGCACTTGCTAGGTCGGAGCGATCCCCGCAACCCAGCAACTTGTAAGGGTTGAGCAGACTGGTGTCCGCTTTCACCCGCAACCACGCGTACTGGTAGACGAAGTCACCGACTGTCTCGGTGCCCTCCGTGATCAGCACACACAACCGCTTGTCCACGGTCACACCGCTGATGTAGTCAAATGCCACACCACTCACCGAACCATCCTCACTGTGAGTGATGTAGGAGCTTGGCTCCTGCTGCATCTTACGACCACGATACGAGATCGGCGTGTACCATGCCACTGGCGTCTCACCGTACAACCTCAGATTCTCGACATTGAAGCCGAGCACGAAGTCAGGGTTCGCCTGGTGGAAGGTCCGACGGGCATAGGCCCCACGAATACCCCCCGCTCTCAGGTCCCTAACCTCAGCGCCTAGACTGAGGTGTCTCTCACCGCCAATGGTCATCCCCCAAACGACCCCCTGTGGTGGCGGGTATGGTCCGACGTGTGGGAAGCTACGGAAGACCGAGCTACCGATGTCGAGGGCTCTGACCCACACGTTGTTCACGACGTGGGTGTATGGCAACCAGTGCCACTTCTCGCCCCTGTTCACGAGGACCAATCCCCGACCCGGCCCATATGGGTTGACTGAGGTTCCACCAAGCTCCCGCCATTCGATGGAATCGTGCCCCTCAGCGTACCTGCCCATGATGACAGGCCGGGCGCCAATGTAGCCCACATTGACCGTCGCGCACAACTGGGTCATCTCCGCGAGGTTGCACCCCGCGGTAAAGCTGTGCAAGACGCCCAGCCAATTCGTGATGACCACTTGTGCCTGACCGACGTTCTCCGTCAGCAACAACAATGCACAGAGGCCGCAGCTGGCCTCGTTGTCACTGCACCAACGCTCCACCCAATCGCGGTGCATGCGGCCCACGACGGGGTCCGGGCACCAGGTGAAGTTGGAGCTGTACTCCTGCCAGCCCTCCCACAGTCGATGCGCCAGACTTTGCACCCTGATGTCGTCAAGGGTCTGGTTCACGGGTGCGACTGGTGCTGCTGGGGCTGCTGGCTTTGCTGCTGGTTTGGGTACTGGTTGAGCTTGGGGCTTTGCTTTTGGTGGCATGTAGCCCTTTCTGCTGCTGAGTGGGACCAAGACGCGTCGTGTGGCGTACGCGTAGCTCTCGCCGTATTGGTCGGCACCCAGGTTCTTGCACCCTTGCGTTCCTTCCGGTGGTGACGGGTTCGCATCTTCCCCCACCGGGACAGGGGCGGCCACCCTATGTGCCCCCTGACCTTCTTGCTGTCGTGGAATTCTGTTCATCATGCGTTGCAAACAGGAAGGTGGAACTCACTCCGCTCACTGCACCGTCGCCTAAACGCCCGACATAGTGTTGGAACCAAGCCTAGGTGGGAGATTCGAATTCCCACAAACAAGGCAACTGCGGAAGGCACAAGGTGCTTAAGGTGCAGTCAATCCACGACCCGTCCGACAAACCGCAATGTGACATGGGTGTCAAGGATGCGGTTCTACGAATCCGCAGACCCGTGGCTGACATGGACGGGGGGTGACCCGGTACATGGAGCGGCGACGAATCCGAGAACAAGGAGAATTAATGAACGGTCGGGTGGGAACCTTAATGGTCCTGCCAACACGTGCCCACACCGGGCCATACTGAGGGGCGTCCAGCTGGTGCTTGGACCAGACGCCAGTGCGTGATTATGCCCAGTTCCTTTAACTGCTTTGGGATCCTACCGATTTCCCGGGTGGAGCCCCCTGCCAGTGTGCCGTCATCCCCCTCAATCATCATACAGGAAGGCTATCTCCACGTATGGAGCTAAACTTTCCTATTTGATAAGAGAGGGGTACGCGTCCGAACTGTAACAGGAGTTGTATCCACCGTCGCCCGGGCTGGACCCCAGCTGGTTCGCGGGGGTCGATAGGGGCAAAGGGAAGTGGCGGCCGACTAGGGCAGCGAAGGGGCAGTCACGCACCGGTGGCTGGCTGAGCGACAAAAACCGGCAAGGCCGGACAAAACTCGCTC